CGAAATTCAACCACTGTCACAGAATGAAGTGTTTGACGACTTCGCAAATGACTTTGTCGATTTCACTGAGACCAACCCATTTGGAGATATATCGTAATGATGGGAGGACACTTCTACCACAAACGCGTTCGTACATGCGTTGCCGTATTCGGTTCAATGTTCGATGACATACATGTTTTGAGAACAGACTCGAACGGTAAAGTATTGTCACAGGTTAAAGTACCATTATCCTATGCTCCTAAAAGGTCATTCTTAGAACGTCTATCTGAAATGGAGAACGGAGAAAGTGCAGAAAGAAGAGTTGCTGTAAAGCTTCCTCGTATGTCTTTCGAAATTTCTTCTATCGCATATGATGCAACACGACAGTTGCCTAAAGTTAATGGATTTGGATCTGTTATATCTACTGAGACCGGATCTAAGAGAAAGATCTATGTCGGAGTTCCTTACACCGTAGGATTCTCTCTATCAGTATATGCCAAATCTCAGGATGATGCACTACAAGTCGTAGAGCAAATTATACCATACTTCGCACCACAATACACGTTGACCGTAAAACCTTTTGCTGATGAACCAGACATAAAGGAAGATGTCCCTGTCATATTATCAGGACTAGACTTTGCTGATGATTATGAAGGTGCGATTGAGCAAAGACGGACGATCGTATACACATTGACGTTTGAAATGAAAGTCAACTTCTATGGGCCAGAGAACACAGGACCTATTATCCGTGAGGTGAACACGAACCTGAATCTTATAGATGATCCAGAAGATACTGCGGGATCTATTGTAAATACAACCCCAGATCCTATAGATGTTAGTCCAGACGGAGACTATGGGTTTAATACACAAGTAACAAGTTTTTCACCGGATGGTCCTAGGTATATACCAGAACCACCAACAGTATACTCATATAGTATCGAAGGTGTAACAAACGACCCGACATCCATCGATTGGAGGACTCATTACGCTCCGCCGGGATACACTTGGACTCCAAACGTAGGTTTCACTTCAGATGAGCCATTGATGCATACCGACTGGATGTTCTTCGATGAGTCTTCGCAGTCATCTACTTTGGGTAGTGCGAATATCACCAATTTAGATATGTCCGAAGTCGTAACCGCAAGAGAGATGCTTAGAGAGTCAAACTTTGCATCTAACACGAGTGATATTACTGGGTGGGAAGTTTCTAAAAATAGAGACTTCACATCTATGTTCCGTGAAGCAGTATTCAATCAGGACATTAGTGGATGGACTATTTGTGCAGATAAAACCACACCTATCACTGACGTAGTTGCGTCTTACTGGACGGACTCTGGTGTCACAATCAATCAAAACACTTACTCAGACTTTGATTACATGCATGATTGGGACGATTACGCTCCGACAGGTGGTTACCCACTGAGCAGCGCTGGTGTCCACGGTGTAATTTTACAGTCAATGTTTTATGCCAATGACGTCTTCAACCAACCTATTGGTAGTTGGGACACCTCAGCTGTATTCAGATTTGATCAAACCTTCACCGAATCTTCATTCGATCAAGACCTAAGCGGATGGGACACTTCTAACGCAAGAACAATGGCAGATATGTTTGATGCATCTGAATTTACGGGTCAAGGTGTCGGTAGTTGGGATGTGTCTAATGTGATTAGTTTCTACGACACGTTCAAAAATACTTATTTCAATGCCACAGTAACAAACTCAGATATTTCTAGTTGGAACACAGGAAGTGCTGTCAATATGTCAGGAATGTTTGCCGTTGCTGGTTCTGTGTGGACTGGTGTTCCAGCTCCTTTCGGTGCAGATATCGGTGGATGGGATGTTTCTAATGTCAAAGATATGTCAGAGATGTTTGAAGAGAACGAAGACTTTGACATCAACATCGGTGCTTGGAACGTATCTAACGTGGACACTATGAACGAAATGTTCCAAGACTGTCCTTCGTTCAGCAATAACGGAAGCGCAGACATCGCCAACTGGGACACATCTAGTGTAACAGATATGGGTGAGATGTTCGAGAACGCAACATCATTCAACCAAGATTTGAGTGGATGGGACGTGTCTAGTGTGACTTCATATGATCAGTTTGATAACGGTGCGTCGAGTTGGACGTTACCGAAGCCTAACTTTATATAAGACATAGATATATATTATGAGAGACAACAGTAAACCGCCAGCTGTATTTGACGAAGAACAGAAAAAGAACTTCGTCCACGAACAAGACTATGAGTACTCTCGTGATACTTATTATGACCTAATTGAAAAAGGTCGTGAGTCTCTAGAACTCATGATAGAAGTCGCACGTGAGAGTGAACATCCTCGTGCGTTTGAGGTTCTATCTGGTATGATCAAAGGCATCGCAGATGTCAATGACAAGTTGATGGACCTCAACAAAAAGCAGAAAGAACTCACCAAAGAAGACAAACCTGCCGATTCTACTACTACTAATAATAATCTATTCGTCGGTTCCACTACAGACCTTCAGCGTATGCTGTTGGGAGATGAGAAAGTAATTGATCAAGACTCAGATGAATGACATCCTATACTAAGAATTCCTATCTAGGTAACCCACAAGTCAAACGAGATGGTGTTGCAGAGGAGTGGGACAAAAAGAAACTCCGCGAATATAAAAAATGTATGGAGAACCCTTCGTATTTCTGTAAGAAGTACGTTAAGGTCGTGCACCTAGATAAAGGTCTAGTGCCATTCAAACTGTACGATTATCAGGAGAAGATGTTTGACCACTTCAATGATAATCGATTCTCTATTGTTCTAGCATGTCGACAGTCAGGCAAATCAATTTCCTCTGTAGGATACCTTCTATGGTATACACTATTCCATCCTGAAAAGACCATCGCAATCCTTGCAAACAAAGGTGCCACCGCACGTGAGATGTTATCTCGTGTAACACTCATGTTAGAGAATCTTCCGTTCTTCTTGCAGCCTGGGTGTAAAGCACTGAACAAAGGTTCTATCGAGTTCTCTAACAACTCTCGCATCATTGCTGCGGCAACTTCTGGGTCATCCATTCGTGGTATGTCGGTCAACCTTCTATTCCTAGATGAGTTTGCGTTTGTAGAGAATGCCGCAGAGTTCTACACATCTACGTATCCAGTAATCTCATCTGGTAAAGATACAAAAGTTATCATAACAAGTACTGCGAACGGTATAGGTAACACGTATCAGAAACTATGGGAAGGTGCGGTACAGAAGGTCAATGAATACAAACCATTCCGTGTTGACTGGTGGGATGTTCCTGGCCGAGATGATAAGTGGAAAGCACAGACTATTGCTAACACTTCCCAGTTGCAGTTTGACCAAGAGTTTGGTAATACTTTCTTTGGTACTGGTAATACTCTTATTGAGGGTCAAGTGTTGCTTGACTTACGTGCCAGAGAACCTATCCATCGATATGAAGGTGGAGATCTTTTAGTGTATCAAGAACCTATTGAAGAACACCAGTATATCATGACTGTCGATGTTTGTCAAGGGCGGGGTCAGGATTATTCTACATTTAATATAATTGATGTATCGGTACAACCTTTCAGACAGGTTTGTGTATATCGTAACAATAGAATATCACCTATACTATATCCTAACATTATATACAAGTATGCAACAATATACAATGAGGCGTATGTCGTCGTAGAGAATAATGACCAAGGTATGGTAGTGTGCGTAGGTCTTTATCAGGATCTAGAATATGAGAATATTCACCTAGAGTCTGCGGTCAAAGCAGATGCTATCGGTATCCGTATGGACAGGAAGGTAAAGAGAATAGGATGCTCTTCAATTAAGGATATTATCGAAGGCCACAAACTAGATATTGTTGATGAGAATACTATCATGGAGATATCTACGTTTGTATCCAGAGGAACATCATTTGAGGCCAGTGATGGTAATCATGATGACTTAATGATGAATCTAGTAATGTTTGGATACTTTGTTGGGACGCAATCATTTGGTAATGTTGCTGACGTGGATATCAAACAGATGTTATTTGATCAACGTATGAAAGAAATTGAGGATGATATACCACCGTTCGGAATAATCGATGATGGTAGTGATTATGTTCCTCTTTCAGACTTGTCCGACCCATATAGCATGGATTGGACTGACTATAACCCTAATGAATGGTAAACTTCCGGAAAGTATAAATAGATACATTGATTTATTTTCCGTATTATGTTTAACTTATTATACCTTAACTAAAAGGACACTATTATGACTCTTAAATTCTCCGAGTCACCAGCAGTTCAGATAAAAGAAATTGACCTAACAGGCACAGTACCTTCGGTCACTTCTACAACTGGCGCTATTGTAGGTGACTTTAATTGGGGACCAGTAAACACACCTGTTCTAGTCGGTAACGAATCTGAACTGGCTGCTGTCTTTGGCACTCCAGACATGGGTGATGCGTACTCCGGAGATTTTCTCTCCGCTTCGTATTTCCTAAAATATTCTTCTTCTCTGTACGTTGTTCGTGCCGGAAGTGATGATCAAGCATATGCTTCGTTCGGTCTATTTACCGCAAAGAATCCAGGCAAACTTGGAGATAACATTCTTGTCTCTGTTGCTGGTGGAGCGGAATTTTCAGGATGGGATTACGAATCGCAATTCTCATCAGCTCCAGACGATTCTAAAAACGAGATTCACGTCATTGTTGTTGACAGTTCAACTACTCCACACACGGTTCTAGAACAGTTTGAATTTTTATCTGTTGAACAGGGTGCTAGACTAGAAAACGGTTCTAACAACTTTGTACTTGACGTTATCAATTCACAATCATCTTGGGTTACTGTTGCAACAGTAGACTTCGACGACGGAGCGGGTAATATAGACTCAGCACCTATTTTAGGTGAATACCAATTGGCAGGTGGTGATAGCAACGGACAACTCTCACAAGGTGAGTACACTACGGGATATGACGCATTCGCAAACAAAGAAAACATTCAAATCGATTTCCTAATTGCTCCAGCTGGTGCACAGTTCAATGCTCCAAGTATCCACAAATACTTAAACTCGATTGCAGTGCAACGAAAAGATTGTGTTGCGGTAGCATCCGTGAAATATCAAGATCTTTTAAATGACAGTATTTCGGCCGGTATTGGAAGTTATGTTTCTGCTTTGTCAGAAAATTCTTCTTATCTAATTGTTGATGGTAACCACATCAAAGTTTACAACAAATACGAAGATAAGTATGAATGGATTCCAGCAGCATCTTCAACAGCGGGTGTTATGGCTGCAACAGATGCAGTCTCTGCTCCTTGGTTCTCACCAGCAGGTTCACGCCGCGGTCAATACGTAGGTGTCACAGAGGTACTAGTTAACCCAAGCAAAACAGAACGTGATGTTATGTACAAGTCGGGCGTAAACCCAATTGTCAGCATGCCTGGCCAAGGCATTATGTTGTTTGGTGACAAGACTCACCTTTCACGTCCATCTGCATTCGATCGCATCAACGTTCGTCGACTATTCCTAGTCATCGAAAGAGCGATTAGTCGCGCTGGAGAAAACGTAATGTTCGAATTCAACGATGAGTTTACTCGTGCAGAGTTCGTTAACATCGTAGAACCATTCCTACGTGAAATTCAGGGTCGTCGTGGTATCACTGACTTCCGTGTTGTTTGTGATGATACAAACAATACTCCAGAAGTTGTTGACCGCAACGAATTTATCGCATCTTGCTTCATTAAACCAGCACGTTCAATCAACTACGTAACTTTAAACTTCGTAGCTGTCCGAACTGGTGTTGAGTTTGAAGAAGTCGTCGGCACAATATAAGGGGAATAATCATGTCATTAAGAGTAGATGATTTCAAAGCAAAACTAAAAGGTGGTGGTGCGCGTGCTAATTTATTCCGCGCAACCGTGAACTTCCCAGCCTATGCCGGTGGTGATGCCGAACTAACTTCGTTCATGTGTAAATCTGCGCAATTACCAGCATCAACAGTTCCAGCAATTGATGTACCTTTCCGTGGTCGTGTTCTAAAGATCGCAGGTGATCGTACCTTCGAAGATTGGACAGTAACTATAATGAACGATACTGGTTTTGAAGTTCGTGACGCAATGGAACGATGGATGAACGGAATCAACGGTCATAGTGCAAATTCGGGGATTACTAATCCAGTCGGATATCAAGCGGACCTAATTGTAGAACAACTAGATAAAGATGGAAGTGTACTAAAGACATATAACTTCCGTGGTTGTTTTCCTAACAGTGTTGGTCAGATTGACTTATCATACGATACTAATGATGCTGTCGAAGAGTTCGAAGTAGCATTCTCAATCCAGTACTGGGAGTCAAATACCACTAGTTAAAGGTATTATAAGTAATATGACGGGGGTGGTTCTCCACCCCCAATTTATTATAAGAGGTTAATATGGCAGACAATGTATTCCAAGCATTTGGGTTTGAGCTAAAAAAGGTTCAGAAACTAAATCAAGAAAACGAGAAAGCTTCTTCCATCGTCCCGAAGGTGGATGAGGATGGCGCTGGTTACGTTACTGCCTCAGGTTCGTACTTCGGTCAGTATGTCGATATGGAAGGCACTGCTGCGAAGGATAACCAAGAATTAATTAAGAAATATCGTCAGATGGCAGAACATCCAGAATGTGATGCTGCAATTGAAGATATTATCAACGAAGCAATCGTTTCGTCCGAACTAGAAAGTTCCGTCACTATCAATCTAGACAAGGTTGATACTACTGACAAAATCAAAAAGACTATCACTGAAGAGTTCGATGGAGTTGTCTCCATGTTGAACTTCGAAGAGTATGGTCACGATATGTTCCGTTCATGGTATGTCGACGGACGAATCTATCATCACCTAGTAGTAAATGACACGAATCTAAAAGCTGGTATTCAAGAGGTACGCCCTGTTGATGCAACTAAGATTCGTAAAGTAAAAGAGGTGCAATATAAAAAGGATGCGAAGACAGGTGCAAAGGTCGTAGACAAAACTAACGATTTCTACATCTATCAGGAACGTGCCGGTGCGAATAACGGCATCAAGTTAACTTCGGATTCTGTTTCGTATGTCACTTCAGGTCTTCTAGACACCAGTAAGAAACGTGTACTGTCGTATCTACAGAAGGCAATGAAACCCGTAAACCAGTTGCGTATGATGGAAGACTCATTGGTCATCTATCGTCTCGCACGTGCACCCGAACGTCGTATATTCTATATTGACGTGGGTAACTTACCAAAGGGTAAGGCGGAACAACATATTAAAGATATCATGTCTCGATATCGTAATAAGATTGTTTATGATGCGAACAATGGTGAAATCAAAGATGACCGTAAGCACATGTCAATGCTTGAAGACTTCTGGTTACCACGTCGAGAAGGTGGTCGTGGCACAGAGATAAGTACATTACCAGGCGGAGAAAACCTAGGTCAGATTGACGATATCATTTATTTTCAAAAGAAGTTGTATCGTTCATTGAACGTGCCTCTATCGCGTTTAGAGCAAGAGTCTCAGTTCTCTTTGGGTCGTACAACAGAGATCAACCGTGACGAAGTCAAGTTCCAAAAGTTCATTGACCGTCTGCGTAAGAAGTTTGCCCATTTATTCATCGGTGTTCTAAAGAAGCAGTTGTTGTTAAAAGGAATATGTACTGAACAGGACTGGGAAGCTTGGAAGAACCAAATTCAGGTTGACTTCTCTAGGGACAACCATTTCACTGAGATGAAAGACGCGGAACTACTGCGTGAACGTCTACAGACTATGGATCAAATCTCTAGTTATGTCGGTGAATACTTCTCACGTGAGTGGGTAATGAAAAATGTAATGATGTTCAATGATGAGGACATCCAAGATATGGCAAAACAGGTCGAATCCGAAAATGCCAATAGTGATGATACAGAAGAGGACTTTTAATAATGAGTGAAGTAGAGCAAACAATAGAACAAGAAGTTGAAGTGAACCCAGCATTGGATTTTGTCAATGCATTACAGACGGGAAGTTTCAGTAACGCAGAAAGTCTATTCAACGATATCCTAGGCGATAAAGTTCAACAATCTCTTAATGCTGAGAAGGTTGCTGTTGCAGATCAAATCTTCAATGGTGTTGAACCTGAAGAACTGGATGTCGATGATTCAGAGATCGAAGCTGTCCTAGATGCAGATGATTCTTATGAATCTGAGTCAGAAGTTGAATAAATTTCAGTTATAAATATTTTTTTGTATAAATACTCCTAAAGGGGACTTATTGTGAAAACTTTTCAACAAATTCGTGAATCAAAGGACAAGGTAGTCTTCAACAAGAAGATGTCCAAGTATCCTGTTGTTATCACAAAAACTGCGAAAGGATTTCACCTAACTATCGATGGTGATTCTGTCGATACGTTTAAGTCACAAAAAGAAGCGGAGTCAACCGCGAAACAAGTCCTCAAAGACTTAGGAAAATAAAATGAAACTGATTAGCGAATACGTAGAAAACGACGTTCAGTGTATCGTCGAAGCTAAAGAGAATGGTGAGAAAAATTTCGTCATTGAAGGTGTATTTGCGCAAGCAGACAAAAAGAATCGTAACGGACGTATTTACCCAAAGGCCATTATGGAGAATGCGGTAAATAAATACGTTGAAGACCAAGTTAGCAAGAAACGTGCTGTAGGGGAACTCAATCACCCTGAAGGACCAACCGTTAACTTGGATAAAGTTTCGCATCTCATCACAGACCTCAAACTTGAGGGAAATGATGTGGTCGGAAAGGCACAAATATTAGATACCCCTATGGGAAAGATCGTAAAAGGTCTCTTAGAGGGTGGTGTTCAATTAGGAGTGTCAACTCGTGGTATGGGAAGTCTTGAGAGTAAAGGCGGCATTATGTACGTCAAAGAAGACTTTATTCTGAATACTGTAGATATTGTACAGGACCCTAGTGCACCTGAAGCTTTCGTTAATGGGATTATGGAAGGTGTTGACTGGGTATGGAATAATGGTATACTTCAACCTCAAGTCATTGAAGAGATAGAGACTGAAATCAAGCAAGCGCCGATTGCACATCGTCCAGAAGTGCAAATTCGTGAGTTTAAGAATTTCCTCTCGTTAATCAAATCTAAAACATAAAGGAGTCACTATGACTGATTTAAATCAAGTAGAAAGTGAAATCCGCGATACTGAGATTGAGTCTAACGAAATCGTGGAGGAAACTCTCGAAGAAGCACAAGCTCCGTCGGCTAAAGGCGCAAAAGGTGATGGTCAGGAAGTTTCTGAACCAGAATCAATTGCATCTGTAGACAAAGCAGCGGACGCAACTTCTAAGGCAACCCCGCCTAAGCCGAAAACTAAAGCAGGCATGTTGAATGCAATGTATATGACCGCTTCTAAAATGAAGAAGAGCGATCTAATGGCAGCATACGACAAAGTCTGTGAAGGTGTTGACGCAGAAGACTTAGTTGCAGAACAAGTTGAGACTCAGTCTGAACTAGCTGCAATCGTTGAAGGTGAAGCAACTCTATCAGAAGAGTTCAAGGAAAAGACATCGGTAATTTTTGAAGCAGCAGTTAAGTCAAAGCTGTCTGAAGAAGTTTCGCGTCTTGAAGAGCAATACACTGAAGAACTTGCTGAAGAAGTCGATTCGATTAAAACTGACCTAGTCGGTAAAGTCGATTCTTACCTAAACTATGTTGTTGAATCTTGGATGGAAGAGAACAAGTTAGCGATCCAATCCGGTCTACGTACCGAAATCGCTGAAGGGTTCATGGCAAAAATGAAAGACGTATTTGTAGAGTCTTACATTGAAGTCCCAGAGTCTAAGGTAGACCTAGTTGACGATCTAGCATCACAAGTAGAAGAATTAGAAGAGCGTTTGAACGCTACTACTGGTGACGCAATTTCACTTGCTGGAGAACTAGAAACTTACAAGCGTGAGTCAATCATCGCTGAAGCAACTCGTGACCTAGCAGACACTCAAGCGGAGAAGTTAAAAGACCTTCTAGAAAGCGTAGACTTTGATAGTGAAGAAACATTCACAACTAAAGTAAACACTGTCAAAGAGTCATACTTCTCAAAAGAAATCCCAGAGCAAATCGAAGAATCAGTTTCAGAAGAAGCTGAAGAAGAAGTTGAAGTATCTTCTATGATGGAAGGTTACATTACTGCTCTGCGTAAAACCTCTAAGAAATAAGGAATTAGAAAAATGAACAATTCATACGATCAATTGATCGAGAAGTGGTCACCAGTACTAAATGAAGAATCTGCTGGTAAGATCCAAGATCATCACCGCAAAGCGGTAACTGCTGCAATCCTAGAAAACCAAGAAAAAGCAATGATGGAAGAGCGTGCTGCATCTGCTGGTTTCCTAACTGAAACTCCAACTAACGCACAGAACGGTGGTGCTGCACCAATCGGTAACTGGGACCCAGTAATGATTTCCCTAGTACGTCGTGCGATGCCAAACCTAATGGCATATGACGTATGTGGTGTACAGCCAATGTCAGGACCTACTGGTCTTATCTTTGCTATGAAGTCGCACTACGATACACAGATTGGTGACGAAGCTCTAGGTCTAAACGAACCAAACTCAGCATTCTCTGGTTCTACTGGTTCATCACAGACTAGTGATTCATCAGGTATGTCTGGATTCAATCCAGCTGACCTAGACCCTGCATCAACTCGTGAACTAGATGCTGCTGGTCGACCAATGAACACTTCTGTTGCTGAATCTCTAGGTAACACTGGTCCAGACTTCGCAGAAATGGGTTTCTCAATCGAGAAGCAATCTGTTGTTGCTAAGTCACGTGCATTGAAGGCAGAGTACTCTCTAGAACTTGCACAAGACTTGAAAGCAATCCACGGTCTTGACGCAGAAACAGAACTAGCGAACATTCTTTCAACTGAAATCCTAGCGGAAATCAACCGTGAAGTGATTCGTACAGTAAACACTCAAGCTGTTCTAGGTGCACAACAAGCATCAATCGCTGCTAAAGGCGTATTCGATCTAACTGCTGATGCAGACGGACGATGGTCAGCAGAGAAGTTCAAAGGTCTAGTAATTCAATTAGATCGTGAAGCGAACGAGATTGCTAAGTCAACTCGTCGTGGTAAGGGTAACATCGTAATCTGTTCTTCAGACGTTGCTACTGCACTTGCTGCTTCTGGTCAGTTGGACTATCAAGTAGGCGCTGGTCTTTCTGTAGATGATACTGGTAATACTTTTGCTGGTACTCTAAACGGTAAGATGAAAGTTTACATCGATCCATATGCATCAATCGATTACATTACTGTCGGATATAAGGGT